AACTATTAACGTAATAGGAGATTTTACTTTTGAGTTCTATCTTCAATATCAAAATACAGCTTTTTATGAACCAGCTTCAGAGATTACGCACAATTATTTCATCTCAGATAACTTCAGTATCACTTACACTGGTCAGCTAACCGCCAGCACTCAAAACCTTACACTCACATTAGTTATTGGCTCTAACACCTATACATTTGACAACGCCAACCGACTTTTCAGATATCAAAATAGCCGCTACATATTCTTTTCTGTCACGCGAGTAGGGACGAGCATCAAAGTACATTGTGATGGGCAACTGCTGACAGAAAAAGAAGGCTTGGTTACAGATTCCCCAGCAACTAATTTGGCTATTACATCAGCAGAAGTAAGTATGATAGGACGTATTGACTCAATGCGCTTAACAGTAGGCAAAGGAAGATACACTGATGCTATTTATCAACCTCCAGCGATGAGATTTGGTCGGTTAGGTGGGCTTGAAGATGTGGTTCACTCTCAGTCTTTTAATTACTTTCATCGCAGTATTGGTAATCAGATATTCTCTTAATATGAATACAACCATATTTCCTCACACAGTTAACGAGAACAAAGCTGACTACAACTTAATACCTGTGGGAACTTTGCTATTAGGGTTTGTCTCAAAGAACATCACTACTAAAACATATAAGAACAGTACAGTTATTGTTGGTAATAGCAAGCGTAACCTCAAAGAATTTATTGAATACTCTTCTTACAGTGACGGCTCGATACTTCGTTTCTACAAAGGCAAATTAACAACCATTGTGCCTAATATATATTTAAGAGATATTGAAGGAACAGTAATAGCAGGAATGGGTGATTATCTTGCAGTTACCAGTCTTGGTACTGTCACTAACGTAGGCAGAAAAGAATACTCTGTCAGTCAATTAAGTGATGTGGTCGATTCTATTTCACCTGATAAGTATGCTCTAACCTACAATGGTGCTGTTTGGGCATATGCCCCTGAATCTTCGGCATTAGGCAGATTTGAAGATGTGACTTTTGCTACAGTACCTTACGGGGTTTTTGTATCCTATTTTGCTCCAGTTAATCAAGGGGGGTTTGGAAATAGCTATAGAATCCTGCCTTTGAGTATTACTTGGGATAGGTCGCCCATTCTCGGAGGCACATTAAATTGTAATGGCAAGTCTTTACGCAACTTAACTTATTATTCTCAAGATATACAAGCTTCGTCTCCTGTATCAACTTTATCTGTAGATACAATTACTTATAATGAAATCAATATAATTTGCGAGGATAATGTCAAAGTACTCTCTTTAGATATTATCGTTAACCAAGCTCATCTCAAGTATTTTACGCTTAACCTAATAAATTTTGAAGGGATATTGAGCTTATCTTCATCTCAAGCTGATATTATTTTTGAAAACGGTTACTTAGCAAAAACAAAAGGAAAAGATAATACCTACACCCTGTTGGTATATAGAGATGATGTTAAACTAAGAGTTATCATGCTACACAAAAATCGAAATCTCAATGTATTTACAAACTAACAGCAAAGAAAGTAATAATACCCCAGTTGAAGTTGAGGTAGTCCAAAGTCCTAGCTTTGACATATTTGGTACAACTGTACATCTACCTCCAAACTCTAGTCTTAATACCGCCCTTCTTTTGGCGTTATTAATTCAAAATCTCACTAACCTATTTAAAACAAAACCCGTAGAATTTGCTATTGATTTGCTTAGGGGTGGCGACCTAGAGCTACTTGAAAAGCTTGACGATATTGCAGTAGAGTTGAGAGAACTTACTAAGGCTGACAGAGTACTTATTGCAGGATTCCATAACGGCAAAAAGAATACAGTGTATCACTGGAAAAGATTATCGGTTCTGGCAGAAGCTACGCGACTAGGTATAGAACCTGTTGCATCAAAGCTGAAAGATGTGGATACCTATTCTGTTATGACAAAAGCAGATTATGATTTACTATCTACCTTGAAAGCCCACCAACAATACGTTCACACACATCAAGATTTACCGACCATTAGCGCTAAACAAAAAAGATTCCTAAGTACCTGTTACATGTTTGGACAATATGTTTGCTTATTAGTCGATGACATCGCAGACGCACCTCATGGAATTATCTTTGTTCAATACGATAGCCGTGAAAAATGTGAAGTACAAACAGAGAATGAGGTAGGCTGGAGTGATACTACTAGGGACATCGCTTACCAGAAAGCAATGGTAGTTAATAACCTTATTTATGACAGAGGCACTTCAAGAATGAATAAAATTTTTGATTTTGTTAAAAAGAAGTTGAGGATTTTCTAAACTATGCTTTACAGGAAAGATGGAGGAATTTATAGTCGCGCCTCAGCTATTGTCAACATTCTAACTCAGCTTGATACTGTAGTTCAGCCAGCTTATATTGATGATGAAACTCTAGCTCTTTACGGATTTATTTCTGACCCAAACCTAACTAGTCCTGTCAGTCAAGCTCCGACTCAAGAGCAAAGAAAAACAGCATTGTCCAGTGTAGATTGGGTTATTGGTGCTGCACACTTGTCAGAACAAACCAAGGCATCTATTGAAGCATGGAGATGGATAGTTAGAAATTTGCCTCAAATAAATTTAAGCGCAGACATTCCGCCATTACCTAAAGTAAAGGGTATAACAGGCTACTTCTCAACCACACTGCTAACTCAGGCAGAGGTTGACCAGATTAAAAACTATGTAACGCAAGATGAGGATTGGCTCACTTTTCTGCAAATTTGGAAAGAGCTTGGATTTACTTATTCTAAGCAGACTGTAGCTAATTTGTTGACTGCTTATACTACTGTGACTTTAAATGAAATTATCGGCAGCTTATAATCATTCATTTTCTGCTGGATACTCATACACTAGTCAAGTGTACGATGTTGCAAAGTTAATTCCAAATTTGAATGGATTATATCTGTGCAATCCAGATTATTTAACCTTCTCTAAAATTGGTGCTAATGGTGCAAACCAAATCCAAACTATTTATAATTTGTTGTTTGATGGAAATTTTCTTCAAGCTTCGAGTAATCCACCAACACTTATCTCTAATGATAGTCAGTTCAATGGGCAACCTAGTATAGACTTTGCAAATAGTGGTAATCAATCTTTAGTATTCAGAAATTCAGTAAAGGTCGGCACATTAATTATTGTTTACCTTACAAGAGTTGCAGGTAGTCTTCCTGTGTACTCTTTTGGCTCCATAGCTGGTGACCCACCAACATTTTTTGATATCTTTCGTTCTGGGGCTACTTCATTATGGGCAGAGCAGCCTCTTGCAAATAACTCTATCTATAATGCAACGTCACGAATCAATAGCCGTTCAGTCTCACCAGATGTCTTTGTTCCCCTCAATAACACCAGAATCCTTAGTGTCACCAGTATAGATAATGCTAATCAATATGAGATTGTCTCTGGTTTTGGTGGGAGCGCTACTGGAGGAGGGTTAAGTGTTCGAGGTAAGATAGCTGCAATCATCACAGCAGAGTCCCCTTGTCCTTTAGACATACTTGCCTCTGTTGAAGCTAAGTTGGCGGAAATATATGTTAACTACAATGGAGTGTCAATATCTTCTCAGCCAACATTCAGAATATTGGTAGATGCTTTTTTTAGTTTTGATTTTGCTACTATTGCTATCGATGAGTTTTTTGATATTGTTAGCTATACCTATGTATCTCCTAGTGGATTAGGACTCAGTTTTACAGGCTCAATTTTATCGGGCTATGTACCAGAAGTATTTGATGGTGAGTTTATTATCAGCATTACTAATAGCAATAGTATGGTATCTACATTCAGTTTTAGCTTAGAAACTGTTCGTCCTGACCCATTTGTACTAGACTTCCCACAACAATCTAATATAACCGTAGCTCTTTCTCCACTAAAAGATAGTGATGACATTCCTTACGGGATTTATGCCGATACATTCGATAATATAGTTAAATGGGAAGACTGCCGACGATTACCTAATAGACCTTTATACATAGCAAGTGATATAGGAACTAATCAAATCACTTACGATGGAGCAACTGCGTCTTTTATAACTAATAGTTCTCTTAATCCCAGAACACTATTAGGAACAACCGTTAACTGCAAAACATTAATCTGGGTATACAAACAAAAGCAGATTGGGGAACGCTTTATGGCTAATGGCTTCCCAGATATATTTGCTAACGGTGTTCTTTGGACTACTGCTACCAGTGAGGAAATATTTGGTACAACAGCTATAACTCAACTTAATACAAAGGTTAATAAGGTTGCGGTAAATGCCTTCAATTATCGATTCCCAAATGAATATGGGGCAATTATTACTGCAACTAATTCTGGAACATCGATACCTTTTAGCGGTCTTACTTCTCAATTAAAAGGAGAACTACTGTATTTTATCGGTTGGTCGGTTGCATTAGGCGATGATGAACTTGCAACGGCTACTCACCTCTTAGCTAATAAGTTTTTTGATTCAACACTATTACTCTTCAGTACTGAGACAGAGTTCAGATACACTGAAAACGTTATTGTTAACCTTAACAAAAAGGTTACTGAAATAGCTGGTAACACCATAGAATACGAGATACTAGTTAACCACTACTCAGCAACGATAACTGGGAACGACCTCACATTTACTTGTCCAACCGATGACTTCATCAGCTTTACTATTCGTGCATACACTTCAACCGAATCACTCACATTCAGCTTTAACGTCAGCATCACCTTACTTACTAATCAACTTTATATCGACCTGAAAGGGTTGCTTAACACCTTTAGCTCATTTTTCATCGTGACCCCTGATGTCGTCACTTTATCTAGTGGCAATATACTTCAACTTGATGAGTATCGAACTAATGGACAAGAGCTTCTTGGAGTAAATGCAGTCAACTACATCACACCTACACAATTAGATGGACTACCCGCAGCTAGATTTAATATAGATGGCTCTTCACGGCTAGATTTCGGCACACCTAGCAGTAGTAGTGGATACTGCTTTATCATTGCTTACATACGCAAAGCAGGGCAAACTGGCATAGCTTTCTTGTTTGGGCAGAATAGTAACAACATCTTTAACTCTGGCAATGATGGGGAACTTCTAGCAACAGATTTCTATGGAGATGTCTGGGCGAACGGGGCAGAAAGAGAGAGAGATTATGTGCTGCCTGAAGAATCTCTTAGTGTGGTGATATTCAATTCAACTGACCTAGTAACCATCAACTCTATTGCCAAAGACAGGGTGTTCGAGGACAGAAGTGTAAAAGGTAGTGTAGCCATGTTTTGCACTGTTGACTATAAAATTGAGGCAGACTTGTTTGCAGTAATAGAAAGTAGCATTCGAGACTACTATCAGCCAGCCAAAATAGTTACATTATTGAACTTTGACAGCAGCATCGTAGATGGAAGTTATCGCGCCAAGACTTTGACCAGCAATATCTCGGTACTCGACACAGTTAACAAGAAGTTTGGAGCCACCAGCTTCCCAATTGCTAAAAACAGCGTACCAGCTTATGTGCAAGTACCCAATGACTCAGACTATTCTTTTTTGTCGGAGGATTTTACCATTGCAGGTTGGCTATTGGCTGACCGTGCTACTACTGGAGCCGAAGTTATTAACATTTATACACAACAAGGATTATCACTATTCTTTTCTGCCGACCGATTGTACTTAGGTCGCTCATTAGTACTAGGACTTGCTTTGTTTTCTGTCGCCTTACCTATATCCTCTACTGTATTCAATCATATCGCTTTGACGAAACAGAATGGAACACTGAGACTGCATGTTGGTGGAGTTCGAGTGTACGAAGCTGCTGATGATTACGAGTACCGTGACTGGAATACTGATGCACAAATAGGACAAGCCACTGCAATAACTACAAGTGGCTTGAACATCAATTTAGATTCGTTTGTGGTGTACAGGAGGATTTCGCTTTACAACGGCGCAAGTTTTGCCCCACCTAGTAGTGCTTACACAGTTTAGTTGAGGTCAAGAACACTTGAAAATTGGCTCAGATAATTACTTGGGTCAAGTTCGTTGAGTTCGCCTTTACGTTTCATTTCCCGTTCGCGCAAAAATCTCTCGCGCTTGGCTTGTAGCTCCTTCATGTAGTTGTTCGACTTCTCTAGCGTCTTGAGTTCGGCTGCGGTCGCTGTGCCGTGATGCCGTCTCAGTTTATATAGAAATACCTGAGAGTGCCTAAACTTGAGGTACAGTTGCTCTCTTGTTTTATCTTCGCTTCTATAAGCTTTCTTGCGAAGTAGTACAAATTTTCCCAAACCAAAAACATCAATAGGGGCAGTCTCGTCAGCACATAACTGAGCTTCAATAGCTTTAGTAATCTCACGGAGGGTTTGGTAGATGAATGCTGGGGTCAGGAAACTTCCCGTATCTGGAAAGCGTTCAAGTAGATTGGCATGAGCTTGGAAAACGTAAGCTGGAATGTGTTTGCGCGTCTTCTTGGTCACATTGATAAGGTTTTTCTCTTTCTGCTTCCTTACGATATCGACGTAAGGTTCGGGTGTAAGTTGTGTCATAATGAAGTGGTATACATATTCATAATAATCTTAGCATTATGCGAAAGCAGTCCAATAGTTTCAAAGAATTTAAGACACAGGAGTACTTCAAAGCATTGGCGGAATCGGTCTTGCTGGTTCGTAGAGCAATCAATAGTAGCTTTGCTGAGTCTACGTTTGTCGATGAGCTAGCTAAGTGGATTGCTAAGTCCAATGCCAGTATATATGAAGTGCCAGACATGCTCTTTAATAAGTTTGCAGAAAAGAATGTCAAAGATATTACCGACAAATACTTCCTAAAAATTCAGGTCGAGTTTGGTAAGGTGCTAACTACTAACTTTGAGTCGATGATTAAGCTGGCTATTCGACATCAGATGTACGATTACTTGTACGAATACGGGGATGATGACATTCGTAAGTACTTCGATACCCAAGTTATAAATGAAGACACCAAGGAACTGTCGGCTGAGTTCGCGGCTGGCGATGACACAATTAGAGAGCTTGGCAATAATAGAAGATATGGATTAACTAAAAGGGCAGTTGAGAATTTACTTAACCAACGAGCAGCACAGACCAATATAAATGATGTAGCCAAGGTACAAGAGCGTGTCAAAGTAGCCGATGAAGTGTCGCGCAATGTCTACATGCTTAATAAGATAAGTGATAGTACCAACAGTGCCAAGGCTGCCATGATGAACTTCCTGTATGGCAGCAATGATGAGAAGCAAAACTTCCTATCGAGTAACTATTTAGGTAAGCGGCGCAGAGTCTTGCAATCGTCATACTCAACTGAAAGTAACAAACAAATCCGTAAAGCTGTTGCATTATTCCTTGCCTCCAATCGAGAGTACATTACTAACCTCAAGTCTCAACGTAATAAGTATGAGTATGACCTTGAACTACTAAAGGTAAGAGTCCGTAACATTATCAACAAAGACCAACAAGGCTTGCAAGGGGCATTCAAACAGCAATCACCAGATGTAATTGTAAAGACCGAGTTGGCAATTGCATACAACTTCGGTAAGGTAGCGGCATTTGGAGGCAAAGCTGATAGGTACAAAAGGTTCCGATGGAATGTCGATAGGGAGTACGCACTCATTAGTAGATATAAGCGACTAGCAAGGGGCAGCGATAGAACCGACCCTGTACCATGCGAAGACTGCGAAATTCAAGATGGTCTTGAGTATTACTTGTTTGAGATAATAGAAAATCAAAGAGATGGTGGTGATGTTATCAACTATAAAGCTGGAAATCCTACCACATGGCGAAATCCAGCTAAACCTTCTATTCCATACCACCCCATGTGCGCCTGTTATTACAGCCTTGTGGAAGATGTTGACGAAGAAGATTTTGACCCCAAGAAACAGCCTCCAAACAGACCTCCACAAGGAGGCTTAGGTACACCGATTAAGATTGCTCTCGCTGCTACTGCATTTGTTGCTGGGCTTGCCTTGTTAGCTTCTAATAAGTCATTAGGTAATGCAACTGCCAAGGCTATCTACTCTACATTCTCTGCACCTCGACTACCTCCGCCAGATGTAGCTAATTTACCGCGCATAGTAGAGTCAGGATTGGATGCTCTTAACTTTGTTGGGGCAGAAAAAAATATTGTAAATAAGGTGGCTAAAAGTGTTCAAATCATCAATCGCACTTAGCCTTGGTATTGCATTGTTACTTCTATTAGTCTTTCCCCCTGACCCTGATAGAATAAATTTAGCGCGATTATTTTACGCTTTAATATATCTCCTTCAACACCTTCACCCATGACATCCAAACCGCAACAACGAGCTGAATTTATATTTGAGGGACTTCAAGCTCTTCAACATGTAGACATTCCTTCAGTTTTTGATGCAGCTCGAAATGCAGTATATGGTTATCACCCTAGTTTCGGGGACATGAGTGCGCTTCCTATAGCCATGAACGCCCCTAATTTCCCTAAGTGGGCAAAAACAGCTAAAGAAACTTATAAAGCTAATGCTGCGGATAAACTTCCGACTAGAGTTGCTAAAGCTGCACTTGAAACAGGTGGACATGTTCTACGTGATAGTGAAGGTTGGGGGAATCCAATTGCAGATGGTATGTCAGCAACTTATAGGAATGTTCGAGGAGTTTATGACAAGCAAAAAGAGCTTGGACGCAAGCTAACTCCTAGAGAAGTATTACAAGAATCAGGTAAAGCTGCATTACAAACAGCTAAGAAGCAAATAATCACAAGACCTAAAATGTATTTTCATGATGCACCTAAGATAGGTCTTTCTGCAATACAAAGTGCTGCACCTAAAATCGGCGAGGCTATCTCTAAATTACGCAAACCTAAACTCGCCCCAATGTCCATTTCATTTAAGCATTTTAAGGATTTTTAGAGGGTAATGCTGAGTTCATGAAAAAGTACGTTATAGGTTTTTCATAATATTTACTAAAAGCCATTAATTCATAAACCTCAAGAGGTCGTTTACCTCGTTCAATTTCACTAACCACATCTTGAGAGAAAGAAAAATCTGCCCCCACACTAGCCTGAGATTTATTCTTGGCTTTGCGTAAACTACGAAGCTTTTCCCCTACTTGCTGGTTAAATAATGATTTGTCGTTCATGTTACGATAATACTTATATAGTTATGATAGCGCATTAGCTAAATGAAGAAAACCTCGCCTAATATTGCATATTTTAAAGCCCCAACATCAAGAGCCAACTTTGAGTTGGGGCAGGTGTTGGTAACTGGCGTTCCTATCAAGGACGAATACACTGCTTTGGTTGCCACTGAAGGCAAATTTACAGATAGCACTGATGTTGAGCATGAATTTACTCCTGAACGTTTGCAAACAATTGTTGAACATACTAACAAAGCTATTGATAGCGGCACTGTAGTTCCAGTTTGTGCCGACCACAAGAAAGATATTCCCAATACTATTGGAAGTATTTCTGGAAGAGCTTTCACTAAAGTAATTACACCAGAAGACTTACCTAACCAGAACTCTCAACACCTTATCGGTAAGCTGGGGATGTTCTTATCTGGCGTAAAAGTTGCAGCAGCCAAAGGAATCGAAGCGTTGAAGTCTGGAGTCAAAAGCGTTAGCATGGGACTTAACCTTGACCCCAATGAGCATCGCATTATGGAACTAAGCCTTGTTCCCATTCCCGCAATTCCTAACATGGGCTTGTTTCATAAGAAGGTCTTGAAGGCAATGAACAGTACTGCCAATTTTTCAGGTATTCCTGATAGTGGCAATGCCGTTACATGGGATGAACTTGAAGCTAACGACCAAGCAATTGATGATTTACAGGACGAGTACAATGAAATTTGCCAGAAACTGTGGCTTTTGTTAAAAAACGCTTATGATAACGATGCGATTAACATTGACTCCCCTGAAGTTTTATTGCAATTAATTTATTCTCAGTTAAATGGTTTTAGTGTAAAAATCATCGAGTTACTTGGATTAACTTCATTGATGCAGCAAATAAACCAGACCGCGCAAGCTGGTGCAATGGCTCCTCAAGACCAAGCTGCTCAAACTCAAGCACAGTTGCAAGGGGGTGCTGAGAGTGGCATGACAATCCCACAACTACAACAACAAACCACATATAGACGTGGTACTAATAAACTGGCTCAGTTTAATTTATCAAAAAGCACTGCCAAGAAGTATGTAAGAGGAAATGCAGTCAAATGCTAAGTGAATTTGCTATCAGACAAAACCCTAGAGGAGGAAAGTCTGCCCTCATTTACAATGCTGGAATGCGGCAGAAAAGAAGATTACAAGCTACTGCCAATCCAGTAACCCCTGCAATGACTGATGCGGAAAAATTTCTTGAACAGAAGAAATTACAAGCTGAAGGTAAAGCTGTCTATAATAGGCGATTACGTGAGCTAGACCCTCCTACTCCTGTTCCTCAACCTACACCTGAAGAGATTGTCGCTAATAAAGTCCAACAAAAAGTAGGTATCAAGCAAGGTGTAGCAGACGCAGAAACCCAAAGACTTCGTAATAAGTTTTCAGGTGGTGGTGGAATTCCTTTAGTTACCCCCGCAGTCAACCATGTCGCTAATAAATTGATTGACAGGGGATTTGGTGAGAGTGCTATTTACGGTACTCTTGGTGGATTAACTTTAGCCCCTATTGCCGCAGGTGCAGCTATATATCAAAACAACAAAAATAAGGAGGCTGAGCAAGAAAAACAAGCTCAAGTTCAAGCCCATCGCGATAAAGTAGCAGAAATCATAGCGAAAAGAAATTTACTTATGGAACAAAGACAAGCAGCACAACAACAATCTGCCCAACCTAAAATACCTTATAACTTCTTTAGTGCTGCCCCTCTTGTAGCCCCAGCAAATTTTGCGTTCCCTAAAATTGGAGTACGTAGTCCGTTTTTCATCAAGAAAGAAAAAGCACTTCCACTGGCTGCTGTTGGCGGAACTTTAGTTGCTGGCTATAGTCTGCTGTCCAAACTTAACAAACAAAGAGCGCTCGATGCTTATAAAGTAAATAGCCTTAAAGATAAGAATGCCCAAGATTTCGCGGCTAATTATTTTGATAGCCCTCAGTACCACGCTGATAACTTGATTCGTGAAGCTGCTAATATTACTGGGAATCCTTTACTTCAAGGCATCACAGATAATCCTCTTGATAGACTGACTCCAGCACAGCAACAACAACAAGTCAAGAATAAAGGTACTGCTCGATATTCTAGAGGTGCAAATAAGACTGCAAATTTCTTTGACCCATTCATTGCACCTAGTTTAGCTATTGGTAGTGCAGCTTATGGTATTTATAACAAGAAGAAAGCCGCAGATGAACAGAGTGAAGTTTTTCAAGCTCAGAAGTTAGCTGCTCTTGACGGAATTAAAGATAAACAACTTCGTCGAGGATTGCTTAACAAAGCACAAAATAGATTTATTGATGATGACTCTAAGAACCGTATTATTGACTCTGCTTTCAGAGGAGATATACAAGGTGCTTTGCGGACAGGATTAAAACGTGCTAATTGGGAGGCAATACAATAAAACATATGGCTAAATTTTCTCGTAATCGCAATTCTACTTATGTGCAATTCAAACGTGCATATAATAAGGCAGTTGCAAATTTCTTCGACCCTTCAGCATTAGTTAGTGAAGGTGTAGGTGATTACCTTGGTACAACTCTTGGTGGTCTTGCTGGTAGTGAAGTAGGTCGGGCAGCAGCAGCGCAAACTAAGGCTAGAGCATTGAGACGTAGTGCCGACCCAAATGAACGGCACAACCAAACATTAGCTCAACAACTAGAGGCTGCTAGGCAAATTGAAGACCCTAGACAACAAGCTGCGGCAATCGAAAAAGCCCAATCTCGCGCTGACTATGAATCTGCCAAATTACAACGGTTTGCTGGACTTAAGGGGCTGAGTCAGCAAGCAGGTTATACTGGGTTAGGAGCTACAACAGGTCTACTCAGTAATACCTTAGCCCATCACTGGAGTAACTAATGACTAAAAAATCGCTATTGCAAAAAAAAGCTAATTTTGCCCAACCATCTCTTCTTTCTGCTCTCCCTAACGCAGTGAAGGTTGGGGCTGGGGTTGGTGCAGGACTTGGACTGTTACAAGGTTCTGGTATTCTTGAATCAGATTCCGAAAAAAAAGCTACTAATGTCGGTAATAGACTTGGTAAAGTACTTACTAGTACTACTGTAGGTGCAGGACTAGGTGCTGGAGTTGGTTATGGCGCTAACCGTTATAATAAAACTATAATAGAACCTCAAAAAGAGTTACAAAGACGACAGGCTGTTGTAGCTGAACATGAGTCTGCCAATCCTAGAGGTATTCGTAAAGCTGTTAAGGTAGTTAAAGATACTGGTAAAGCTGTTGGTGATGGAATTCAATCTGTTAAACAAGAAGTTCAAAGAATTACTAATCCTAATCTCGAACAACGTGAAGCAAGGATGGCTGAAGACCTTCAACGACAAACTGGTAATGGGCAACCCTCACTTCTAGACAGAGCTGCTGGTAAGGCACAACAAGATATTGAAACAACTAAGCAATTTTTCGGCAATGTGTTTCGACGCAAGCCAACAGGAGAAACTAATCAAGGATTTAATGGACAAACAATTAATATGAGCAAATCAATTCGCAAAGCAGCTAATTTCCAAGACCCAGCTACAATTCAACGCTTAATCCAAAAAGGCAGTACATATATTCCTCAAGATAATACTGGAGTTGTCAGTCTTGAATCTGCAATTAAATTAAAAGGGCAGAAAAAGAAAAAACTAAATGAACCTAAAATCCCTGCTAGTATGAATGTTAAAGAAATTAATTCAATGATTGAATCGGGCAAGCCAACTGGCAAATATTTTTCTAAAGGTATTCGCAAGTCTGCAAGCTTCCTAAAAAGCCAACAACAAGCTGAGTTTGGTATTGGTGACCAAATCAACAGCGCATTAACTTCCGCAGGTAAACTTATTACCCAACCTGCGGCTAAGGCAGTTCGTAAGGCTGCTGTTCAAGTTGGTGGGGGTGATGGTGCTTCCATTTTAGGTAATAGAATTGCTGCTAAAATCCCTTTTGTAAATCAAATGAATCATGGAGCTGCTAAAGTTGCGGCTGGTGGGTATAAGGCTTTGACTGGAGCTGCTAATGTACTTGATACTGATAAGGCTGCTAGAATTGCGGCTCTTGGCGTTGGTGGTACTGCACTTGCTGGTGGAGGTCTTCTTGCAGCTAAGTTAGCACAAAAGAAACAAGAAGATGAAGCTCGTTATAGTAAAAATATTCGCAAATCTGCATCGTTTGGAGTAATTCCTAGTGGGTTAATTCAAGGCGCACAAAAAGCTGCTGTTGGCACTGGAAAACGCTTTATGAATCTGTCTCCTCAAATCAATCCCGCTAATGTTGGAACTGCTGTTGGTGCTGGACTAGGCGCTCTTGAAGGTTCAGGTATCAATGAGACAGAAGAAGAACGCAGAGCTACTGGATTAGTTGGTCGCGCCACTAAAGTACTCGGATTAGGCGCTGCTGGAGGTACTGTAGGTCGTGGTGTCGGTTCTGTGGCTGGTGCTGGTGTAAATCGTTACCAAGCTAATCAACGTCTACAAAATCGTAGACAAACAAATCCTGACGCATTCAAAAATCCTAGCAAGATTCCTCAGCAAATCGACATAGAATAACTCTTTACGCCAAAAACCCATAAATAATGCCATGCTGAGAAATTAGTGTGGCATTATTGTTTTAATCCTAAAAAACGAAAATAATAAAAATGGATGAAGAACAACAAGATTTAGGCGCTCAGGACGCTGGTATGGAAGGAGAAGGTCAAGATGTGGCTGAACTCAATCCAACCAATGCTTTTGGCGAATTACTTCTAGACTTAATTAAAATCCAGTTCCAAGAGGACTATTCTGCTGGTATTCAAGCTCTAGTTCAGGCAACTGGATTAAGCGAAGAAGACGTTGTTGGATACATTAGCGGTGAAAATATCGTTGATGATGTTGAAACTCTTGAAGCAATGATTTCTGCATTCCCTGATGCTACCGAAGAAGACTTAGATACTCTTATTGATGTTGCTGATGGAGTATTGGAGCAAGACCGTCAAGCTCTAGAAGCACAATACGAAAATGAAGGCGCTGAAGGAGGCGCAGAAGAACCTATGACTGAAGACGCTGCTAATTACGCTGCGGCATACAACCCAGCAATTCAAGCTAATTTCAATAAGACAGTAGTTAGCGAAATCCAAAAACTTCGTGCAGAAAAAGAAGCTCTTGAAGCCCAATTCTCTCAAGCTAACTTTGAAGCACAATTATCTCAAGCGTTGACTGATTTGAACGCTCGCATTAGTCAAGACGTTGTTGACGGTGTTATCACCCCTGCAATGAAGGAAGCTCTTATCGGTAACTTCTCTGACCCTCGCCAACGAGTTGCTCAGTTTACTGGTATCGCTCAAACTAACGGTGCGCGTGACTTACAAGAACAACTCAATATGTCAGAGTTTGCCTACAGCTTACTTCGTAATGTTGCAAATGTTACCCAGTTCACTGATTTTAGCGTTAGTGCTGAAGAAGTTGCGACTGCTAATTTCTCATCTAGCCTTGAAGAAGCTGCTAAGGGCGACCTTATAGCTATGGGTCTGGATTTCGGACTATAAGGAGCAAAAAACACAATGTATTTAACAACTCAAACAATTACCCGCAACGGTAGAGCTATTATCTTCAACGCCGCAGCTAAGAAAGTTGCAATTGATGGTGTTGAAATTAAGAGCGCTGATATTCTTCTTAATGCAGAAGGTAAGGCAGTAGCTCCTGAAGGCTCATTTATCGCTACTACTGGCACTTCTGGCGAAAGAGTTGCCCGTTTCCTTCCTCGCACTCGCTTAAACGCTGCTACAGCTACTAACTCTCCCACCATCTCGTTGAAAACTCCTTGTTCCCAATTTAAAGTTGGTGATGTACTGTACGCTAAGCATTGTTTTGCTCGAATCAAGTTTGTTGGCACTTTTGCAACTAATGATGTTATTACTGCCAAGATTGGTGGTGTAACTTACTCGGCAACTGTAGGCGCTACTCAGACTGGTGCTGGTGCTGCTGCTGATTTTGCAACTGCTAATGCTGCTGCACTATTGACTGCTGGTATTACTTTTGCTCAAGTCGGTTCTACTGCTGTAGCAACTATTTACGCAAATGATAGCTATGACGTGTACTTCACTACTTCTGGTGCTGCTGGTCAAGTTGTTGTCGAAACTACTGAAGCTGGTTACTTAGGCGATAACCTCACTCCTCTAGGTACGATTCTTGCAATCGGCGCTGAAAATGCTACCACTGGTGTTCGCTCGGTAACTTTGGCTGCTAACGCTGCTCAAGCTCTACCTATCAACTCTATTGTCGGTATTAACGTTGAAGAAGTTCTCGGTTTGTATCCTGACCCTGTAGACCTAACTGGTGAGCCTGTCCGTCACTTTGCCGTCATCTCTGAAATTGCAGGTATTTACCAAAATAACTTGCCTTACATTGACCGTCAACTGAAGCGTTTGTTTGGTCTGCACTTGCACATTAAACCATACTTCAACAAATAACGGAGAACATACAAAAAAAATGGCATATATTGAAAATTTCTTAAAAGAAGGACGCGCTGCTAAGGCTGCCGACCTCGTTGTAAACAACACTCTCCGTCAGTTGAAGGAACGCTCCAAGGTTCTCAATACTTACGTTCCCTTGGTTGAGAAGACTGGTCGTGATTGGCTTGCGTATATTTCGACAACCGTTGACCCCATTGCCAGTTTGGTTGCCACAGGACAAGACTATCCTGAAGCTAAAAAGGGCGACTTCTCCAAGATTCAAGCTCGTAACTACAAAGCTGCGATTGCTTATCACTGGGACGAAGACACTCAATGGCGTATGGCTGAGGTTTCGGAACTTGCTAAGATTCGCAACATCACCATTCAGAACATTCAAGTTTCGGAAGGTAAAGTTCAACTCGGTCAAGATAACGAACTTGCCAAGAATATCTTTGGTACTCTTGCTTCGCTTGTTCGCGGTCACATCAACTTGATTGACTACTTGGCTTGGCAGACATTGCAGACTGGTAAGATGCAGTACACTGACCAACGTACAGGCTTGAAGGCAGACCTCGACTGGACAAAGGCAATCGGCATCCGCGCCAACCACTTCCCCTTTCCTATCTATCAAACTGACTTCAATGGCACTGAGACTGTTGACTCTCTCAAGCGCGACTGGACTCAACACGAAACTGCTGACCCTCTGCAAGACCTTGCAGATATGCACACTCAGTACAAGTACACCAATGGTTTCTCTGCTGACGAAATCGCAATTTCTGAGCGCTTACTCTTAAACATTGCTCGTTGTAAGTCTGTTAAGGAAGCTGTGGTTGCTGCTAACGTTCTTGGTAATGTTATCACTGGTACTCCTTCGATTGACCAAATCAACGAAGTAATGAGTCGTCGTTTCTTGCCCAAGTTTGTTCTAGAAGATGGACAAGTAGAGCTTTCAGACGCAAATGGTCAGTCGGCTCCTACTCGCTTGTTGGATGAAGGTACTGTTGTATTCTTGTCTCGTCAAGGTCAGTACAATCGTATCTTGGGTGGAACTATTGAGAACAATCAACGGGCAGGAATTTTCCAAAGAACTTGGCAGAAGACCCCAATTTTAGATATCAGCGAGTCAGTTTCGATGCAACTCATAGCTGCCCCAACCATTGCCAAATGCGGAATGGCACGCAAATGTGCAAAAAATGTGAATATTGCGTCGTCTATTTCTCTTGCAGACTTCTTGACTTTCGATAGTTCTCGCGGTCAAACTGTTATTTCCTAATCTTAGTTGAAGTAACTAAAAATTAAATCCCTCTTCCGACAGATTGTTGGTTGGGGGATTTTTGTTATTATAAGTATGTGGATACCGATAGCTACGGGAAAAGACTTCTGGAGTCCTGCCACTTTTCTAGTTTCCAGATTAACCAGTAAAAATTAATGACAAAAATTCAAGGTATTTATAAAATTACCAATATAGTAAATGGTAAATTTTATATAGGCAGCAGCGTAAATTTAAAAAATAGGTTGGCAAATCATTTTTCTAAGCTTAGAAACAATAAGCATTCCAATATTTATTTGCAAAGAGCTTTTATAGTTCATGGAGAAGCTAACTTTAAAGCTGAAATTGTAGAAGTGACTGATAATCTACACCAATCTGAATTACTAGATATAGAACAGAAATATCTTGATGATATAGAGGATTGGAATACCTCCTATAATCTAACAAAAAATACCAAAGCTTTTGGGACTATATATGCAGATGAAACTGAAAAAAGAGCTAAAAAATCTGCCAGAGTGATAGGGGATAACAACCCTTTTTACGGTAAGACTCATTCACAAGAAAACAAAATGCTTATGACCGAATCGAAAAGAAAACGAGGAGGTAGTGCCTATAGAAAATCAGATAGTGCAAGATGGGAAACAAGTATTAAGGTAGATAAAAAATCAATTTATCTAGGGTCTTACGAAACTGAGAAGGAAGCTTGTTATGTAAGAGTCTTAGCTGAAAAATTTTACTGGGACAAAGATGGTTCTGTAAAAGAAGAATTAGATAAGGCTCAACTGAGCAGCCCCAAAAAATCCCGAAAACTGCCGTCTGGTGTGTATAAAAAAGGTAAATACGACAAGTATGAAGCTCGATTAGTTATAAACAAACAAAAAATCTATATCGGTACGTTTGATACACCAGAACTTGCTTATACAGCTAGGCAAGAAGCTCTCCAATCTCTGCTATCATAAATACATCTACACGTATATAAATATGACTCAGAAGACCCCTCCTAGAATTTACCGCATATTCCCTGCTTACATCAATAACGACGGTCACACTGTTTTAGCAGGTGAGTACAAAGAATATGAAATCGATATTAACGAAGCTAGGCAAAAATCTACAGCAATACTAGTTAATGCCTCCGACTTCCAAGATATCCAACCCACAACCGCAGCACCTGACATCAACTTCATCGCAAGCAATGATGTCTCTTTTCAAAACGTACCTGTTATAGTCAGTGTCAAAAAGTTGAAAATCAACTCTTGCGAACCTTCAGAAATTGAAGCTTTGAAGTTTGTCGGTAAAGTGGCTACCCAAAAAATTTCAGAGTATCGTAAAGATGCTAAAATAGAATCATATACACAACTAGACAAGATTGCTCCGCTAAAGAGTAAGAAATGGGAAGACATTGCCGTTATCGACTTTGAATTACCCGACCCCACTTATGGACTAGTCTACGAAGGACTAAAGACATTCGGATATACGGCAGAAAACATCAGTGATAAACCAGCTAACTAATCCTCTAGCAGGACAGAAAATGAAACAGGGGGCAATGAAGCCAATGTTCGGCGACCGATTGCCCCAAGCTCGTCCCAACGCCACCAACAAGAAAAGTGGTGGTTTTACAGCACCAGTAGTAAAGAGGCGTAAAGGAGTAATTTCAGCAGGTATGGGTAAAAACATGACATTTGCATTTATGAACACAGACATTGCTTCTTTCAGTTCAGACAAACCCTCACTTCTTTTTTCTGCCTCAGAGCATAGCGGAGTTGCCGAGTTCCTAAATTTAACTGGTCGCCAACGATATTACAGTATCGATGATATCCCCGACGACGAGTTAGCAGAAATGACTGACCAACAAATTAACGAAGCAATTCATCGTCAACAAGAAGTTGAAGCAAAAAACAAAATTAGAGAAAGTGCGAACCAACGGGCTAACTACCGCGCCAAGTTAGATACTTTCCGAGAAGGTAAATCTGCTATTCGTCAAGGTTACCTTCCTTATGTTGGTAAATTAATGTACGGCTAAATTATGAAGTACGCAAATCTTATATCGTTGACACGTAAACTAAAAGGTCGTCTTGAAGTTGTAGAACAGGAAACATCTGGCATTACAGGCATAGCAACGCAAGAAATTGATGAAGCTACTGTTGAGATGCTTGTAGATGAAGTGGAATTGGGGGATATGGATACCTATCTTCAAATGATTTATGAGTTTCCTTTAAAGCTTACTGAGCCTTCTACGATTAATTATCTGAAGATGATTGCAGAAGACATCTCTATTGCCAAAATCATTGACTTCAAATTCCCTCGTCAAACCGATGGTGAAGCTAATAATGATGGATTCAGTCAAATAAGTTTACAACGAGGCTTAGACCGTTTACAATCCCTATTTGCGGGTACAGGAATATTTGTAGCTGGTGCAAATGCAGGTCTTCAAGCAATTCAAAACGACCCAAATGCTTCTCAACAACAAAATAGAAACATTGTCTTAGCAGGGGAAGTACTTAAAGAGTATATCGGCTACGATTTTAATGGTGATGGTACGAGTGACACTGATATTTTTAAAAAGAACTTAAATGTTGAACCTAGTTTTTATTGTGCTGACGATTTCAATGAAATTGTAGGTACTAACGATGGTAATTTTATCGAAAATGGTGTACAAACAAGACGCAATCGTTATGTTACCCCATACTCCAACAACTATCGCAATCCTGATACTGTGAGCTTTTGGTAAATGTTTATTGAACGCCCCAGCTATCCTGCAAATCATAAGTTTCCCGATATAGACCTCCAAACTATAGCTGCATATATCCGCAATGAAGTTAACATCACGTTTAATACAGCTTTAGGGGGTAAGAAAGCTATTTCGAGTTATACAGTAGACAACACTAACAAGTTGCCTCTAGGAACTAATATCTACCCACTCCTGAAGATATTCCGTAATGAGGAGTCTTCACTTTTTCAAATTGGTGATGGAGATATAGTTAGCCTCGTTATTGTTTATGTATTATCCTACAGCGCAAAAGATACTGCTTCAGGGCTAACTTTCCATGTCGCTAAAGAAATCAAGCGCATTCTTCAAAATAGTGAAGTTGACGATGTTATCCCTTTTACTATTAACAAAGAACAAGGTATCACAATAAAATATGAATCCGCCACAACTACGGATATTATTTACGATTATGCCAAAATAAATTGCTCAGTATTCGCCTACTAGCATCTCTGTTATAATTGAATAAAATCTTATGCATAAGAACAAAAACTAAATGTCAAATATCCAAGTCGCTTTAGGCGTAGCTAACCCTAAAGTTCTTACAAATCTAGACCTCGGCACTAACCCAGTCAAAACTATCGGCGACTCCGAGTATATTCCTGTCACCATTGCCTTAGCTCAGGCTGATATCACTGCATCTGTCATCCCTATTGCTACCCAATCCAAGTTGAAAGCTGAGGTTGCTGGAGCTTTTGATGGTGTACGTGTAGGTGACTTTATTACGGCTGTTGCTACAGGTTCATTGACTGCAAAGAGTAATGTAACCGTTGCAGATGCATACCTTGCTTCGGGATTGAAAGAGATTACTTTCGACGAAACATATGACAATACCAATTTAGGTGTTAAGTCTGGTGATGCAATTACTGTCGCCTCTGCTGGGACTGGCATCCCTAGCAACACTATTGTTACTAAAGTCGATTATGTCAATCGTAAAATCTATGTAGATAAAGCTCTTACTGAGAGCAAAGTTGCTGACCTTACTGTCACACCTAAAATTCGCGTTACAGCCGTTCGCAAGTCTACTGCAACCTCTAATCCTAACGA